AGGAGGTCTTCCGGTGGTGATGAAGGGGTTAACCGTAACTGGGGTGGCGGACATTCTCTGGGCCAAGTGGAATAGGCTTAAACAGCCTTACGCCGTTTCACTGGACGCCAAAAGGTTTGACCAACACGTCAGTTACGACGCGCTCAAGTGGGAGCACAGTGTATACAACCGTATATTCCGTGACCCCGAACTGAAAGCGCTACTTCGTCTCCAACTGAAAAACAAGGGTTACGCGTGTTTAGATGGCCACAAGGTGACTTATGAAACCATTGGCTCCCGAGCCAGTGGAGACATGAACACCTCGTTGGGCAACTGCCTCATCATGTGCACGCTGATGAGGGAGTACGTGCGTGAGAAGGGAATCACTGCTCAGTTCGTCAACAATGGCGACGACTGTGTTCTCATGATTGAGAAAACACAGTATCACTTGCTTGACGATTTGAAGGAGTGGTTTCTGGAGGCTGGTTTTTCCATGACTGTGGATGCCAAAACTGAGGTGTTTGAGGAGATTGAGTTTTGCCAAACTCAGCCTGTGAAAACACCCTCGGGATGGGTCATGGTTAGACAGCCTGAGACAGCTCTAGCGAAGGACGCCCTTTGCCTAGGAGCAAGCACCGAGCTTGCTTTTAGGCAGTGGTGTTACCAAGTTGGGGTGGGGGGTTTTGCTCTTTACGGAGACATGCCCATCTTCTCAGCTTTGTACAAGTTCTACCAAAGGGTCGGAGTCAAGTCCCATGTTGGCTCCAGTCTCCTCCTAAGTGACTCTGGGTTCATGAGACTCTCGAAAACGCCAAGAATTCGGAATGGTGATTCGGTGACAGTCAGCGATTGCACTAGGTTGTCATTCTACAAAGCGTTCGGAGTCCCTCCTTCTTCGCAGGTTAGGATAGAACAATATCTCGAGGCTGGTACCCTCGATGGCATCCGGAACATGAACTGCAACGTATCCCCTGCAGTTGGAGTTGCCCTAGCCTGACCACCCCGGGATTGAAATTAACCATCACCTCGGGAGTGTCACTCGTTATCAAGATACAGCACATATGACCAATGGATCAAGAACAAAGGGCCGTTCTAAGGGCCAGAATCGCACTCGTGCTTCAGGTTCTAGGAATCGCCGCCGCAATCGTAGTCCCGCTCTACATCGCCTACAGAAAGTAGTCAAGCTCGGATTGGATGCCTTTAGTGACTTTCACCTGCCACTGCCAACTGCTGTTGGAGCTTACAACACTATCACCACGAAGAGCAGTTTTTCAACAACTGACTACATGGTGATCGTTGGAAGCACCATGCACTCTACCGGCAAGTGGAGGCAGACATGCGCTATGGGCTATCCCCTGTCGACGACAGCCCTCAATGCCGCTACAGGGATAAACTATTATTCCTCTACCGTTCCATTCGATGGCTTAACAGACATCCAATGTGTGCCCGCCGCGTCTTCTTGCCGGGTCACATGCAATACCAGCCTATTAAACGCCTCTGGTATTTGCTACATTGGGAGGCTCAAGACCGCTTTCCCAGCGCCGGACGCCTTGGACACCAGGACGGCTGCTAATCTCGCCAGCGCATGCGTTTCGTATGCGCCCGTGCGGACCATCACCAATGCTGAGTTGGTGGCCAAGCCCAAGCAGATTAACAGCATCCCACATGATATGTCTGAGCTGCACAATTTCGCTCCATTTCACACAGAGGTGTCCGGCTCCGCTGGCTATGATCATCTGCAGAATGGCTTCACAGGGTATAGTCCCATAGTGATTATCAACCCTACTGGGGCCAACCTCCAGTTGACTGTGGCCACAGAATGGCGAGTCAGGGTTGACCCCTTCAGCCCATTCCACTCGACCGGCAAGGTCCAC